ACCATAGACTCAAAATCGGCTTTAGAGTTCAAGTCCCCATAGCCAGGATTAGCTGCAATCCAAGTTTCTTCTAATCTATGATCTGCATCTGCAGGTGCTTCCCACCACCAAAATCCAAATGTAGGGTCTTCAACTTCACCCCTAGCAACCTTCTGCCCATACTGATACAAACCATAAGCAGTAGAATCCTGCCCAGTGCTATCAGTCTTTACGCCACAAGTAGTAGTAGCCAACATCATCGGCTGTTTACGTGAAGCCATAGCCAACTGCATAACATCCCACATCTCCCTATTCTTGAAACTGTGAAGCTCATCTGCCAAAACTGCAGTGGGCGAAAGTCCTTCCTTGCTATATGCTTCAGCACTAAGCACACGCCAAATAGAACCTGTAGAAGGCACTTCAATAACATCCCGATAGACATTACACATCGCAGCAAGTTCAGGTTCACGCTCAATAATCTTGCGAGCATCACCAAAGGTAATACGTGCCTGCTCCTTCTCAGCAGCTATGGAATAAACTTCACCACCTTCATCACCAGTCAAAAGAAACCAGAGTCCCAGCCCTGTCATCAGTGCCGATTTTCCGTTCTTCCTAGCAACAGAAAAAACGCATGTCCTTCGCTGAAACAAACCATTCTCATCTAAAACAAACATCTCATTTAGCAACTGCTCCTGCCAAGCCCTAAGCCTTATAGGTTCGCCAGTGCTACCTGCCACAGAATCCTTAGTCAGCGTTACGAAGGTATTGATAAAGTCAACAGCATCAGCACCCCTAGACCCATACTGCAAATCTGTAGGCGTAGCCCAAGCAGGTGGCCAACTGCTACTCTGAGTCAACGACAATCACCTGTTCACGTTCTTCACGCCTACGCTTCAACAGCTCCATCTTGGACTCAACCTTTACTTCAGCCACACCTAACTTCATCCGATCAGTAGGAGTAAACCCAAGCAGGCTTAGATTAGAACGAATACTTTTCTCCAACTCACGCAAAGCAGAACGCTCATGCCACGCTTCAATGTTGTCCATAACATACGCTCTCAAAGCATCACGCTCATCCAACTGCTCACAAACCATCTGCAACAACTGGACATCAGTATTAGCACTCAGCCAACTAAAGCCACGCTGCCAAGTTCTATCCCACAAATCCAAGCCACTACCAGACAAAGGCTTCAAAGGTTCAGGGATGGCAGACACAGCAGGAATCACCATCACCCCATCAGGGACATCTTTCGCATAACCCTTAGCACCAAGTTTGCGTTTCACTTCAGCAGGCTTACCAGGATTCGGCATCAGAACTTAGCACCCTTCTTAATGTTGCAAATCCAATGAGCAAGCTTCATGTTCTCCAACGTATCTGCACCACCCTTAGAAACAGGCATCACATGATCTATTGTCGCACCAAAACGACTGTTACGTGGCAAAGACAAATCAATCACATCTAAACAAATGTGGCAAACATTACCGTCACGCTCAATCAACACATCAGCACTGATACGAATAGGGTTCAACACCTTCTGGCGTTTAGCAGTCTTTACCCTGTAACGCTCACGCCTACGCCTAAGCCTGCAGAAATCACAATACCTACCATGCTGACCACGAGTAACAAGCTTGTCAGAAACTACGTGCCTGGAACAATCATCACACTCATAGTCATAAGACTTAACGACAGTGGCACGTCTAGCCTTATGCAAATCAGCAACAAACTTAGTCCTACAAATCGGGGAGCAGTAACGAGCCTGCTTCAAATTAGTTTCAAAGACTGTAGAGCAAACCAAACAAGACTTCTGCACAACAGGTACTTTGGGTTTTGAGTTAGAACGAAACTTACTTGCGTGTTGCTTAGAACAAAACTTCTTCGGGTTGCCTGCACCAACATGAACCAGAGCTGCATCACACAGTAAACAATTCTTAGGCTTCTCTACATACTTCAACTCGCCACGAAACAACGAACCACAGTATTGATTGCAATAGATCTGATTACGCCCTGCTTTGCCCAAAGGTCTATCAGGTAAAACAGATTCGCAGTTCTTGCATTTATTCACAACACAAGTCTATCCGTTGTATTTGACCAATACCAGAACGCCCTTGAAGCTACCATACCTACGAAAAGATAAGGTGCGGGGTATCGCCTAAAAACAAAAAAACAAAAATTACCCCCCTAGGTCAATTTCTAGAAGTGTCTTTGTCTTTGTGTATGTGTGTTGAGAGCGTTGCAGTTACGCTAGTGGCTTGTTGCCACGCTTAGAGTTGCAGACAGAATGTGCAGGGGCTAGGGGACTGTTAGGGTCACCTGCGTTGATGTGATCTGCAGTGATGTCTTTACGGTTAGTGAAGGGTTGCTTGCATAGATGGCAGTGCGTTGCTGTGGCTCTAAGGTATGCCCTAGCCTTCCTGTATGCGGTTGAGTTGTATAGGGTACGCCCTTGCTTCCTGATGGATTGTCTTAGTTTCTCTCGCTCATCAATAGTTGCTTGATGAACACTGCAGTATGAACCACCTTGCGTTAGTGTGTTACAGGTCAGGCATGGCTTAGGGAATCTGCTCATCATTCATCCATCGGGTCGTTGTATTGGTCGTACAGGGCTTGAAAGCCTAGTGCGACAGTGTTATCGCCTTGCACCTGTATAACGCTTGTATCAGGCGTTGAAGGCTTTTCTGAGTGCTTGTGTGTCCTACGCCATGATTTGACTAGGGCAATAGCATCTCTGTCATCTGTTTCAAACTCTGCTCCACAGCTGCACACTTCTCTAATCATTCTATGACTCTAACAAACCTTATTTGAGATTTGCTGAAGTCGCTTAGGGGTTGAATCACTGTTGTCTTATACATTTGATTAGCGTTGATTATCAGGTCGTTACCTAAATAGATTGCTGAATGATAGAAGCTAGTGCTTCCCTTGTAAGCGAACACTACGACATCGCCTACTCTAGGCTTACTGACACGCTTGCCTGAGTGTGCCTGCTTGTTTGCCGAGTGCTCTAAGGTAATGCCTAAACGCTTGTAGGTATAACGCACCATACCTGAGCAGTCCCAGCCAGAGATAGTTGAACCTGAGAAAACATAGGCAGTCTTATGCACCCTGGTAGTTAGATAAGTCACTACACGCTTTAGTTTGTCACGCTTCGCCTGTTGCCTAATCTCTTTAACGTTCAGTATCGCTACAGTCTTTAGATCAGGTTTGACTGCTTGAACTTGAATAGATACAGGTTTGACTTCGGCTTGAGCGTTACTTGTATTCAGCGTAAGAACTAATGCGGCGATTGCTAACAGTTTTACAGTCATCGGGCATCCTTACCCCATCCGCCACCAACGAAGCGAATAGTTTGCAACCCAAACAGTCTAACCATTGGCTTGTCACACTTCGGGCATAAAGGTGCAGTGTGAACTTCGTTAAGTTGAAAAGTTATAACTTCTATTTCGTTACAGTCAACGCATTGATACTTGTATGCAGGCATGTTTGTCCTTTCTCTGCGTGGAGCTGTAGGGAGTCGAACCCTAGTCCAATCTGCTTCCACTTGTGGCTTTACAGACTGTCGAAAACCATTCCAGCCCCTATAACTTATGCACTGTCCCAGTGTAATCTGTTTCACGCTCTAACACGAAACAAACAAGACCAGGAGTGCTATCTTCACCACTGTTCAAACGCCACCAGTTAGAGCCGTTATCTAAGGTTGCAGCTTGAACCCAAAAGCGTGATGTTCCCCTGCTAGTAGATCCCAACTCTTGCACTCTCAGATGATGAAAATGTCCACTAACCAAAACTGTTGCAGCTGTTACTGACTGCTTACCAAATGACTGTTTACGCCACCAATCAGGAATCATGTTTGGGTTGTTTGCCTGATGTCCATGCACCATACCTAACACGTGAAAACCGTCACCGAACACGTCATAAGCCAAAGATTCATCATGCTTTGCAGGTTCGTGAAAAGTTATGTCAAGCCCTACTTCTTTGCTCAACCTAGCCAAAGTCCTACCAATGTGAATAGCCCAGTCATCAGTAGCATTTCCAACCTTCTGCTTACTTACCCTAAACTGACAGTGATTGCTGCCTACGCTTAGATAAGTTATCGGGGCAAACTTACATAACTGTTTTAGTGTGTCCCAAGCCATAGAAGTTGCAAGGTCAACCTGCTCCATAAGAGATAAGTCATTTGTTGCAAGTTGATGTAAGTCAGCTACGTTTCCAAAGTTTTCAATCGTGTCACCTACATCGCAAAAGATTATGCGTTCAGGTTTAGTCTGTTTGACTAACTTGAGCAGCTTTGCCTGAGTTTCAGACACTCTAGCAATCATGGCTTCAATGCCACCCCTGTGATCTACCTTGCCAACCTGAAGGTCACTCCAGAGCACAACTAACGCTTTACCAGGTGCAACAGGCTTAGGGGTTACAGGCTTAGTCTTTTTGGCTAACGAATACAACAACGGTAAATCTTTAGCAACGCCCTTCCTTCTCCAACGCACTCGCACAGCTGTATGCCATGCAGGTTCAAGTGGGAAAGGTCTAGCAACTTGCCAGCGAGAGATTCGTGGCTCGCCTACAATCTCAATGTGATCAGGGTCAATGCCTGCATCACGCAAAAAGCCATCTATGTCCACTGCTTCGCCATCAGCAACAGGTGGTAAAGTCGCTTCCCCACCATCGCCATCAAACACGACTGACGGACTCCAGCCTTCAGGTGCAACTATCTTTGGTGCAGGGGTAACTAGGTCTTCCAACATGAGCAACGCTTCTCCCTGTGATGTTTTATAGCTGTGTCACTAATCAACACGTTTCTCTTACGCAACTCATTACTGAGAGTCTTGCAAGGCCATTCAGGGTTCATAACGGCATCATCAAAAATAGTGGCATCCTTTTCAGGGATTTCTTCTTTCACAGTTCTAACCTTACAAGGCGTATGTTTTACAGGTATTGCTAGATCTTCAAGCATCACGCTTCTCCAGATTAGGGTCATAACTGACCTCAGCCGAATAAGGGTTGATAAGTCGTTTAGCCAGGTTATCTGCAAGAGTTTCCATGATGTCACCTTGAGCTGCTGAAACAATAAGCAAGTCTGCTAACTGATATCGGATACTGTCAAAGTCTGAACCCCAAACCAGATTAGTGTCACGCAGTAGTTCTACTGCTTCATCTATAGCCCTAGTCATCATCGTTCAACGGATCTAACTCATCAATGTATGTTGCCTGAGTCACGTATGCAACAAAAATGCTCGTAAGCATCAACAGCACTATCCCTAAAACAAGAATGATAAGCATCACTGCAATAAACTCAAGCATCAGTCAATGTCCACAGCATCAGTAAGTTTCTCCAACACTAGGTCAAAGATGGCTTGCATTTGAGCGTTACTTATAATCTCTGCTCGCTCTAACTCAATCAAAGCATCTGCTGTTCTTGCAGCTTCATCAGTACGCCCTTTCAAAACACCTGCCTTATAGTCCTTGCTGAAGATGTTTACAGCACTTTCACGCCTACAAGCACACTCAGTTGATACACAATTCTTACAGCTCATTTATGTTCCTTCTTTCATGGTTGTAGCCTGCACGACAAGGGAAGTCATCCAGACGTTTAGTCCCCCGCAAAATCTCTAAACACCTTTTACGTGAGAAACCTGTTTCTAGTCTAAGCACTTGCAACGCCTTATCCTGCTCTGCAAAGACTTCCTGCTTGACCTTTTCGTTCATCTGCCAAATAAACACTGCATCAGCCACATACAGCCTTATCGGGTAATGCATCAGTTTGTGATCTATCTTTATGCGTTTCACTGCTCACACATCTCAATAGCCTGAGCTTCAGTAGTGTAAGTGTCCCAACAGTTAGGTTGAGTGCTACCCCAAAACGCCAGAATCCCAATCAGAATCCCTAAACCTGCAATAGCTGAAGCAATAAAGTACGCTGACTCACGCTTAGTCAAATCAGTCATTAGTTTCCACTCCAGGTAGATAAATAACCTTTTCCCCATTCAGGTCAAACGATACGAGCTTGTTTGTTGCAGCACATCGCCTAACAGCGTTTAGATCCATAAGCAAGTTGATTATGCGTTTCTGCTCCTGCTCAACTTTCAACCTAATCAAGTCTTCAAAAAAGGGTCTAGTCATAACCAGATTCTTATCGTTACCCCTGCATTTACAAGTAGTCATAACCAGCGTTTCATTCAGCTCTCTAGACAT